ATGTCCCCAGACGAAGTGTTTTAAGTGACGTTCCGCTTACGCTAACCCCATTAAACATCACCGTAATTCGTTTAGCCCAAGCTGGAATACCAGTGAAGACAATCGCCGTGCCAGATGTCGTGGCAACGGCTGTGCCTGACGTAATACTAGCCACGTTTGCCCACGCAGGATCAGCACCAGCGCCCAGCGTTTTCAGAAATTGACCCGCCGTGCCAGCCGCCAATCGTTGCCACGCTGATGCCCCACGGAAGAGAATATCGCCTCTTGCCGCCGAGCCAATCCAATCAAGTAATTGGGAAAGCGTAACCTCTTCAACGTCACCCGCCGCCGCAGTGTTTCTACCAAGCAGTCGTTGGTTCGGGACATCTTGAATCTTTGGGTAGGTGACAGACTTGTTGTTCGGAACGCCAACCGCAATCGAGTTTGTCCAGCGCACAAAGATGTTATTAGTACCGGACGCTGGCGCACTGGGGAAAGTCAGCGTCGTGCCGCTGATGGTGTAATCAGTGGTTGACCTCTGACGGACACCAGAAATAAACACTTCCGTAGCGAGCAACGAAGCCGGGGCGGACGACAACGTAAATGCGGTCTGCGCCCCGGTGCCGCTTAGCATCTGGCTGTTGTAACTTACTGGCGTCGCGACAGCGGTGTCTTGCCAGCCTGTAGCAGAGTAAATCCTAAGCACGTTAGTTGCCGTGTTGAAATACTCGTCGCCTAAGCCGCATGGATTACCCAAAGGATCAACCGAAGGGTCAGAGGCTAACGCCCCATAATAGACACCTTGGAAACTATTCCACGAAGATAGCGCAGACGCCGCGCTGGATGCTGCCGACGCCGCACTTGAAATAATTGAAGCGATAAGCGAGTCTGGATTCGTACTGCTAGAAATCCCTACTTTCACCGAGCGGGTCACCTGCTCGTTAATTTGCTGGGCGAAGATCGTCAGTCGATCTAATGCGTCGTTGATAACCGTCGGATAGAACCCGCCGTTATTCGTCAAAACCACAGGTTGCAGTTGTGGAACGGCACTGGTCAGGGTAATCAGGTAGCCCGAAGCAGGCGCGGATAAAAGCGTGACGTTTCCGCCAGGGTTGGAGTCCTGGTTGGAATTGAGAGAGACCGTATAGTTAGTGGTCAGCACGAGGGTGGTTTCCACCTCGCTTAAATCCGTTTGCGTGACTACGATGTCACTGGCCTGAAAGACCTTAAAACTGAATGGAAAAACCGTCGTGGTGCCGTTACCAGTATAAGGCCCGGCTTTTCGCGATGTGCTGGCAATGGTCATAAACTAACCCCAATGAAAGATTGCGCTAGGCTATCGCTCACCGGGGTGAGTAAGTGCATCGTTACCGCTGTCTAGGTGGGCCAAGGATTACCGCTTCTGGCCCGGCGCTTCCTTCCATCCAGGCGTTGGTTCCCATCACGGTATCGGACACCAGTTTACCTGGCAGACGAAACACAAACCCGGTGCCAAGAATGATGTTTTTAATATCCGCCGGTGTTTCCTCATCGTTCCACCAATCAACCGCCGAACCTGGGGCACTTGCGGTTGTTTCTATCATGCCCTCAATTGGGGACAATCTAAACCCCGCATGGTACTTAGTATCCGGCGCGTACTTACCAAACAAATACGCCGATACATCGCGGAAAAAAGGCACCAATTGCCCCGTAGTCTGCGCGCTCTTTTTAGCCCAACGAAGGGCCAGCTCTTCCTCGTCATCGTCACCCGTGCCATGCATCAGTAGGTCGGTCAAAATAGTTGGGATAACGATTACATACATATAATCTCTGGCAAATCTCGCCGCCGCTAACGCCGGGTTTTTCTTGGCCAGGCGTTTGGACACCGCGCCGCTAGATACCAACTGCCCTATCTGCGCGTTGAAGTAGCTGTAAAACATAGTAAACAGCTTTTTAAATTCCCCAGATTTACCCGATCCGCGCATGACTTCAGACAGGTCGACGTCACGGCCGGAGCCTTGAGTCTGCCTGACAATGCGGTCAGCGTAGTCAGTCGCCTGCGCTTCGTCGTTGTTGAACTTCTCCATGCCGTCTTTAAACGCCGCCATCCAGACGGGCGTCGCGGTGCCTTTGTTCACCCAGGTCATCAGGCTTAGGAACACCGAGTCGTCGGGGCGCAGACTGCCGCTGACAGTCAACTGCCGCGCCATGTTGCTGACTTCGCGGTCGAAGCTGTGGAAGTAATTCCGCATGAAGTCCGATTGCTCGATCACAAAGTTGTAGTGTTTCAACATGCTGGGGCTGTAAAACCGGAACACCTCGCGCGTCAAGTTGGCCGGGCCGACTTTAGTCAACGCAGGCACCAGACCGGTGAAGTTCTGCAACGCGGTTTTGACGCCCGACATCATGTTGATCACGGTATTTTTGCGCGCGGCTGAAAGGGTCTTTTCCACAACGCCCGCAGGATTGCGCGGCGGAGATGCGGCATCGCTCACAAACCCGACCAGCGCGCGGTAGCCTGGTGTGCCGACTATGCCCTTGATCGCGGTGGTGATCGCCCGGTCGTTTAACATGCGGATGGTGTCAGCCACCGCTTTGCGATACGCCAAGTCGTGCAGGGTTTCGCCCACGGTTTCGGCGAACACACCCAAGTCCAGACGCGGGCGCATGGTGACTTTGTCCAGACGTTCGGTGCTGGTGCCTTGGTTGGTTTTCTTCGCCATCCCCATCGACCCGCCCAGCAAATCCGTGACCGCTTGGCCCTCCTCGATGGTGTGCGCGCGTTCGTCCAGTTCGGTGTCGTACTTCAGGCGGAAGTACCCACCCGACAGGATGCGACCGTTCAGGGTAAACGGCGCTGCTTCTATCTTTGGCGGTGCCTTGCCGCGGGTCTCTTCGTTCAAGGCTTTGAGTTGAGGCCAAAGCTGGTTATCAAACAAATCCCAAATAGCGTTAACTAGGTTGATGTCCTTGTCTTGCAGGTGCGCCATAATCGCTTGCGCTTGCCCTGGCCCCCAGCCGTAGTTCTGTAAACGGTTGCGGCCATCCATGCTGCCCCATAGCAACGCGGTGACAACAGCGTTTTCGCGAGTGATGCTGGTGCCAATCTCAGGAACATAAATTCCCTTGGTCGAAAAATATATTTTGTCTTGGATGGTGTAAGCATCAAAGAAGGGTTTCATCACGTTGCGTACTTTCTCATACATCAACGCTTTGGCGTCAGACGCGTGTGACATCCGGCCGAATATCGACTCCCACAGCGCCCCCATACGTCCGTTTTCGATAACATCAATGATGTTCTCAGGGTTGACCAGTTCAGCGACAAGTTTTTCGCCTGCGTTCTGCATGGCGTCGCTGAGTTTTGGCACAAACTTAGGATCGGCAGGAATCGGCGTGTCGTCGCCGTCAAATCCGCCGGGGTTTGTTTGGCGGATCGATTCCAGCGCTGCCGCTTTCTCTTGCGCGAACGTCTGGTTGCGGATCGCCTGGTACTGTTTCTCTTCACGTCGCGCCAGCATTTCAAGCTGTTTGATGGTGTCCATCAGCCCGCGGAACTGTTCGACCGTCAGGTTTTTGTAGTGCGTCTTGACGCTTTCGTCCAGGATAAAGTCCGGCAGGTCTGGGGTGACGGCAGCCAGCCGCTCGGCTTCGTTCTGCACCCAGGTCGCAAGCGGGGTGCGCGCCTGGTCGATCGATTTCAACGACAGACTGGTGCGGATGTCGAACCGCGCCATCAGTGCGTTAAGCTGTGCCAGAAACTCGCCGCGCATGTTCGACTGCGAACCGGCAGACTGCAAGCGCTTCAGCCGGCGAATGCCCTTGTCCACCTCTTCGCGCGCGTTCATCGCGGCCTTGGCCGCCAGCGCGTTGAAAATCTGGTTGCGCTTTTCGACTGCGGCCTGGGCGATGTCGCCGGACTTCTTGGCCTTCTCCGCCGCTTTAGCGTTGCGCGCTTCCGCAGCGGTGAACTGCGACGGCTGCACATCCCTGACCTTCTTACGGGCGATTGTGGTTTCCGCCAGAATCTTGGCCTGTTCAGTCAGCACCTTTTTCTGCCCAATCGCTGCGGCCAGGGTGTCGTGTTCGGTGGCCAGAAACTTGACACGCAGGTCGTTGTGAATCGCCATCAGCGCTGCTTTGTTCAGCGCTTCCGGTGTGGACAGATCACCGTACTGTTCCAGCATACGGGCGTCGGTCAGCGCTTCGATCGCTTCCTTCGGCGGTGTGGCTTCAGCCAATTTGTGCGCTAATTCCTCACCTGATCCGAAGCCAAACAGATCGGCTACCAGGTCGGGGTGAAGTCCGCTTGTTGCACTGGTCATGCGACGATGTTTCAAAACATCGATGGTTGGCCAGTCCACGGACTGCGCCAGGCCGTCGATGTTTAGCCGCATTGCTTTCAGCGCTGCGGGGTTGCCCACCTGGTCGCCGGCCTGAGATTCAAACCCTGGAACGTATTGCGTCGAATACTGATCCATGCCGCGCAACTGGTTGTCGAGTTTCTCTTCAAACTCACGCAGGTCGTGTTTGCCGTGCTGGTCTTGTCGCAGATAGCCCCGTTCGGACAGCATTTCGGCCATCGCTTCGCGCGAATAGCCATTGTTACCCCGCCTAAAAACCGACTTACCAAACACGCCGGTTTTCGGTTTGTAGGCAGGATCGACGCCCCACTCTTCCATCACCTCTTCTTTGTTCAACCCGCCCAGTTTGGCGATAGCGGTCGCCAGGTTGTCTGTTGCCGGATCGACGACATTCGGATCGGACTTGCGGTTTTCCAATGGCGCGATCTTGTCTTCGTCGGTGATCTTCGCCGTCAGCGCGGTGTAAGCCTGGTAGATAGGCTTCGCCAAGACTTCCAGTCGAACTTCCGCGCGGACTTCCCTGCGGATCGCGTCATGCTGCTTTTGCAATTTGCGAAGCGCTTTGCTTTTGGCGTTGTCCAGCCACTGCATATTACGCGCGGCCTTTCTGCCGAGTTCCGCTTTCGCTTCGTCGATGTCGTCTTGTCCTTGCGCTTGGTACGCCGCGAATTCTTCAGGCGACATGTCGCCCCGCTCAAGTAGCGGGAACATGCTCTGGGCTTTACGCGCCAGGTCGATTTCCTCGTCGGTGGCCAGCATACGGTCAAACACCCCGCGCACCTCTGGGGTGAGCTGGACGCGCATATTTTTAAGGCTTTTGTAGACCTCAGTCAGCCACGCACGGAAGCGGTTGAACACCCCTTGCAGTTGCATTGACGGGGCTTTGCCTTCAAACAGATAAGTCTCGAAGCCTTCGGCGAATTGCTCATGGAATCCGCGCCTTTGCTCGAAGTCCATCGCATACCAGGCGTTGAGGTCAGGAACGCCAAACCAGTTCAGCGTGGTTTGCGCGTCGTCAACGATACGCTGTTCACCTGGGGTCAGTGGTTCGGTTTTTCCTGACAACTTAGACGCGATGTCAAAATTCGCTTCCAGGAAGAAATGCCCCGTTTCGTGCAGGAACGTCGAAAGGTTAGCGTCTTTTAGCTGGGTGATTGTGAGCGACTCGGTGTTGTATGCGCCGCGTTTTTGTTGGAAAAAGAGGTGCTGGAACTCTTGGATTTTCGCCGCGCGGTCTTCCTCATTGCCCCGTTCGTACATCTTGATGTCGGTGACACCGCGCTGTTTCAAAGCATCAAGCGCTTTTGCTTCGTCAAAAGTGGTCAAATCCAGTATTTCAGATATATAGGTTCTTCCAGGCCTGTCGTCTTTGTTCACCGTCACGACGCCATCGAACCCATCAGCAATAAGCGCTTTGCTTAATGCCTTGCCGCGTTTTCCGTAGTGGTCAAACAGGTCTTGCTTCCACGAATCAACGTTCAAAACCAACGGGTTGTTAAACGTCAACTGGCCGCTAATCATGTTTGGGTTTGCTGAATCCAGCAAAGTACCTTCGCTAACGTACCGCCCAGACGGTTCGATGAACCGGCCATACGGCGCGTTCTTTTTTGGCTTACCAAGCAGCTTGGTTGCGCTTTCTGTGTTGTGAATAAAATCAAACGTTACCGGTTGTCCGGTTTTAAACTTGTCGAACTCAACAAGTTTTGTCGAGTCAAAAGGTTTCCCTTGATTTAACACCCCTTCCCCTTGCGCCAATTCCGACGCAAAGTTCAGCGGGTAAAGCTGGTGCAATTCCTCCGGCGTTAAACCCATCGCTTTACTGGTGACGCGATACCACTCCAGCGCCGGGGTAACCTGCGCCTCCACGATGTCAGGGGTGTGGTGGCCGAGTGCGTTCATCTCACTGGTGAACTTCGCGCGCAAGTTGTTCAGGGATTCGTCGAACTTGGCTTGTTGCCCTTTGCCCTGGATCGCGTTTTCAACTTCCTGCTGGATACCTTCGACGCGCGTCTTGTAGTATTCCTGTTCTTCGGCCAGGCTGCGTTCGTTGTCTGGCAATCGCCATAAATCCACCAGCCCGTCCGCTTCTTTCAGCGGCGCAATTTTGGTCGAGTATTCACCGATCGGCACGGCGATGTCGCCACCTGTCTGCGCGGCCAGATTGATCTGTTCGGCAATCGTCGGTGACACCTGCGCCAGTTGCTCGGCCATGCCGGATTGCAGCAGCGCGTTGGCGTTGATGTTCAGGTGGGTCAGCGATCCGCGGTCGGCGGCATCCGTGACGAAGTCCTGAAACAGTTCGTTGTCGCGCGGGATAACTTTGCTTTCCTGCGCGAGTTGGTTGATCTTTTGCACCTGCTGGGCGCCGTCCTGCGCCTGCGCCAGTTGGTCGTCGCGTTTCTGACCGCGATTGATAACGGCGTGGGCCGTCTTCGCAAAGCCGGACGTCAGCATGGTGGCGACCAAGGTGGACACCACGGTTTGCGCTTCGGCTTCGGGCAGGGCTTTGGCGTAGTCCTTGAACGTCTGTTCAGGGTGCAGGTTCGCCCACTCGTTGAAGTTCTGCCACGCGGTGGCCGCCATTTCGCTCGGCACTTCAGTCGCCACCTGGCCGGCGTACAGCTTCCAGAATGGTGCGGACAGTTTCAAGTCTTTCAACAGTTTTAGCGTCGGGATGGCTTCGGTCACCACTTCGGCGGTGGCGTCCTCGAATCCGTACATCGCCGCCTGCGCGGGTGTCTTGCCCATGTCCAGCGCTTTGGTTGCCGCCTGACTGCCGGACATCATGCCCGCGCTGCCCAGCATAAACGCGGGATTTTCTGTCAGGAACGATGCCACCATGCCGGGAATGTTCTGCCCGACTGATCGCACACCGGAGTTTGCTGCCTGCTCGATCCAACCCGCGTCCGATTGATCGCCCGCGACGATATTGCCCCATGCGTTGCCGGATTGACGCAGCCCTTTGAAACCCTCGGCGATCCGCAGCAGCGGGTTTTCTGGCAGGATCGTACCGGCCAGTGGTTCGGCCAGCGGTGCCAGCAATCTGGCGCCCGTTTCACCAACGCCCATTACGCCAGACGGCAGGTCATACAGCAGACCGGCGGCCAGCGATCTGGCGCCACGGGCGAATGATTTGCCCGACTTGCTGACGATCTCTTCTAGGCCGGTCATGTTGTTGATGTCGTCGTGCGTGATCTTGGCCTTGTCGATGTCGGCGATCACCGACGCAGTGGACGGCGAAGTCTTGGCCAGCGAATCGAAGTCGATCGAATCCAGCGCGACCTGCTTTTTGATTTCCTTCGGGCTTTGCAACACCGAATCTACCGGTACGTTGGCGATTTTGGCGAGTCGGCTCATCTCCGCGTAGGTCTGCGGGTCCGTTTCCGCCGCCGAAAAGAAACCCACCCTGGCCGCTTGCGCGGTGTCTGGTTGGGCGGGATCAATCACGTCAGCAGGGTTTTGAATGTTTAGTTCGCTCATCGTTTTGTAAACTGGGTGATCCAATAGTGTTGAAGGATTTGCGCGTCGTTCGGGTCTTCGTTGCCTTGCAATTTCAGCGCGGTTTTGATTTCTTTAACGGTGCCCGACGGTAGGTCGCTGGTTTTCATGCCCAGCATCGAGCCGGAATAACCTGAGATAAGGCCCTTGACGGTCTGGTTTTTGGCAAACAGCGCGTTAACGTGTTCGACCACCTCCGCCTGGCTGAACTTCTTACCGGCGCTGGCTTGCTGGGCAATGATGGCCTGCACCACCGTCTTACGAATCGCGCCCACCCGTTGGCCGTCGGCCGTGCCGTCTTTCGGTGTTGGGTCGATCTTCAACATGTTAAGGGTGTAGTTCAACGTGCTGTTAACCGCTTCCATGTTCACCGATGCCGGGTCAGTCGGTGAATCAGGCTTGCCGACTTTAGCCCGCTCATTGCTAAAGTGTTTGAAGTCCGACTCAGACAACTCACTCCGATACCGCATGAATTGGCTATCGCTCATCGCTTGGCCTGTCACCGGGTCTTTGGTCGGGTCCAAGGTCAGCTTGTTGTAAAGCGCCAGGTTGGTGTGATCGTCCCCCAGGGCGATTTTCTTGGCGGTAGACAACACGCTGTCGTATTCCTTGGGAGGGATGTTGGCGATCACGTCCGACGGCAAGTCGCTAAAGCGGCCACCGTTTTGGATCAAGCCCTTGATAGCGGTAGCAGTGCCTTCTTCCTCTCGCTGTTTAATTGCTTTGGTTTGGTCTTCAAACTGGATACTTGCTTGGTCACGGGCGATTTTGTAGCGCTGTGGATTATTGGCGATTCGCGGATCGGCTCTGAGTTGCGCGTCAATCTCGGCAAACGTTGGACGCGGCGGTGCGCCACCCCCTGCGTTGTAATTTTTTACGTTCTCAATGACGTATTTCTGGGTTTCTTGCGGCAGATTAGCCAGCCAATTTCCGCCTTCTTTCTCGGCTTTCTTGACCGCTTCTTTCAGCGCGCCAGGTCCCGCGTTGTAAGCGGCATACGCTTTATCCAGTTCGCCGCCGTTGTCCTGCAACTGTTTCTGAAAGTACGCCAAGCCAATAGCGTAGTTGTACTTTTCATCGTATTTAAAAGCGTTTTCGTCCCACGGCAGGCCCGCTAGTTTTGCCGCTTCGGGGCCGGTGCCTGGCATTACCTGGCCAATCCCCACCGCACCCGCTGAACTGGTCAACGGCGCGCCGTTCTTGTCAAACTGCTTGTTTCTGGATTCTTTCCAAACGCCCACCCGATAAGCTCTTTCTGCATCGCCCGGGGCGATCTGTGGCTGGACTTTCTGTAGCACCTCGTTAGCCACACTGGAACCAATCCGGTTATCGACGTCCTTGGTGATATGACCACGAACGGACAGGATGTCGTCTGCGTTCATTTGCGTTGAAAAGCGTTTCAAATAGTCTTCGGCGTAAAGCGGATTGTTGTTTTCAAGCGCGGTAGAAATGGCTAATTTGTGCGCCGAGCTGGTCAACGACCGGGCCGAGGCTTCTTGCCATTCGGCCGACTTGCCGAGAATTTTGGCCTGCCGGTAGGTTTCTGCCTGAATACGCCCCACCGCGTCTTGAATCGCCGCCGGGTTGTTGTAGTTCAAGGCAATGTCATTCATCGCCGTTTTTTGAATACCGTCGGCGACGGACAGGCTGTAGTCGCGGAACTCGCCGATTTCGTGCGCGGATACGTCCGCCCGAAACCCGGCGTTATAGCCGTTGGCAAAGCGCGTAAACGCCGCGCGCTGGGCATCGTTGCCTAAGCCTTCGGATATTTTGCTGATATGTTCCTGTAGCTTGTTGCCGTATTCTTCCGACAACGCGGTGCCGTCAGGCCGGTAAAGCGCGTCGGCCCCTTTTAGCTGGGTGTATCCAGCGATTTGTCCTGGCTGAGGTGCTTGGCCTGGGTTCTGGCCAAACTTCAATTGCAGCGCCGCTTCGCGTAGCTGATTGGTTGCATCATCCACCCGTAGCTGGTTGGCCTCTTGCGCCATGTCCAGCGCGGTCTTAGCAAACGCATCGCCCATGCCTGTCATGGCTTGGCCGATTTGCTCCGCTTGTTTGCCGACTTGTTCGGCGTGTAGGTTAGGTGTATGGAAATAGTTGGTCGGTGCCGTATTCGGCATCACCTGAAAACTGTCGTATGTCGGGACTCTTGGCATTAGTTACCTCCCATGGCGCCGGTTGATCCGGCCGAACCTGATCCACCCATGTAGAACATCGAGCCTTTATCGAAAGCCCCCATTTTGTTCATCATGTACCAGTTAGACGCCACGTTGCCTGCACCGCCTAGCAAGGTGCCCGCCGCGCTCATCCACGGGCTAATTGCCCCTGCGGTATTGCGCGCGGTCAGCGCTTCGTTCTGAAAGTTGGTGCCTTGCATCCGGTAGCCCCACGCGCTTCGAATCGCGTTGGCTTGCAAGGTGTTCTTATCAACCTCTTTCATAATCTCGGTCGAAGCCAGCACCTCCGCCGCGTTGCCTTCGCCCAGATCAACGCCATTGGCCGCCATCGACGCCCGCTGTGTTGACTTGAGTTGACCCGCTTTAAGTGTGAGGTTGCCGATCTCGCGTTCGCCTTGGGCAAGCGCAGACTGCGCGCCCATCTCCGCGATACGCGCGTTGGTGTCGGCGATGATTGCCTGCGTTTTAAGTTGGTATTTTTGGGCTTTGGCGCTGTAAAACCCACCAATGGCTGAGGAAAAAAGACCGCCAATACTGGAAATGATCGACGCCGCGCCCAGGCCGCCCATGCCGCCGCCGCCATTGAGGCCGCTAAAAGATGGGGCGCCGACTCCTTGAACTGTCATATCGTAAACTCCGAGGAATAATGGCAATCACCATACCCGCTCGACGTTTGATTAAGTGCATCAGCCGCCTAGCGCGATTTCTAAGGTAAGACTGGCGATAGTCAACGGCAGTGGATCGGATTGTCGGATGAATACTTGGCCGCTATCCGCCCAAGAGGGATTTAACAGGATCGAAATTTCTTCGGATTTAAGCGCTGGCGCGGAACCGTAGTTCTCGGTCGTCCGCTGTTTAACTTGCACCAGGTTGTCGGCATCCGGCCCAATAAAAATACCGCTCGAACGGTACACTCGGAGCCACGCTTTATTGACGTTTTTGTAGCGCCCTTGCCCGAAGGCGTTGTCCACCTGGGCGGCGACCGGCAAGGTTTGCGTGTCGGCGGTAATCGGCAAGCCAATCTGCACTTTGCTGGCGGCCTGTTGCAACGTGATTGCTCCGCTGGTGACGACGCATTGCGGATGTACCGCGCCGTCGGCCAGCACGTTGACCGTTTTGCCTTCCAAGTGCGACAGACCGCTGATGGTTGTAGCGGCTGCGCCTGAATAAGTCAATCCGGCGTCCACAAAGAACGCGTCGGCTGGATCAACGAACTGACGTGACGCCATGCGCTCCACATACCGCACCGACGACCCGTTGATCGTTCTGCGGATCACGCAATACAGAAAATCTTCGCCGCCCTCGGCAACCACCGCGCAGGATTCGAACACCCCGTCGGTATCGTGCCAATGCCAGGCGCCGATTTGCTGTTCCGGGACGTAGGTCAGACCCAGTAATTTACCCGTGGTGGATACCATCCAGACAAGCGGAATGGGCGCTTTGGCGTAGGCCATGTCTGTGATGTCGAAAGAGTCGAACAGGTGGGGCGCCCGTAGCGATAGATCACCGGACACGAACCCGTTAGCCTGCCAATTATATGCACATTCTCTAACATGTCCGCCTCTCGCCGCGCCGTAAATAAGATTGTTGTTAATCACCACTGGCTGCACATTGCTAGCGCCGATGTATGACTGTGGGCGGACTGAAATTGACGTCGGGGTGATTGCGTCCGAGTTAACCGATGTCACCCGCCATTCCGCGGCGCCGGTCAGCAACAGCAATTGTGTCAGTGGCACAATGTGGCGGATGGTGTTCGCTTCGCGCGCGGCTACCCGAAACTTAATTCGGTCGTCGTCCCTGATTGGCAAGCTGTACGACATCACCGATTCGGTGCCTGATTTGGTCATCCAAATGGTTTGCGGGTCGTTGGTGGTGGCGGCAAAACTTCGACGCTGTTCGAAGTACGACACCGCGCCGGGATAATTGCCCGCCGACCCGAACACCGCATCGTAAATGGGCGGCGTTTTGCCCATGTCCGCGGCGATGTTGTCGTCAACGATAGACGTGCCGTCAGTCTGCCCGATGTACCCGAAAAGCCCACCGGACAATTTATAGACGTTATATCGCCACGCGCCCGTTACCGCAGTCCAAGTGATTGTGTTTTTGTTGCCCGACGTAAACAGATTATTCGTACACGTTCCCGCGGTTGAAGCGGCGGACTCGCTCACCTGATCCGCGCCAACAGTCGTAACCACATAGCTGTAATTTGCGGTTCCCGATCCAGTAGCGGTGGCGGCTACCCCCGTTGGTGCGGCTACCGCCGCGTTGAATGAAACGGTGGTTAGTGTCCAGTTGGTCGCCCCCAAACGGCGTAGCTCTTGCGGCGCATAGTTCGGGTGAACAATGGTCAGGACGTCCGCAGACTGAACAAAGTGCAGATCAAAAAGATCAGCTTCGGCATAGGGATTGGTAATTTCATAAGGCACTCCAGCATTGAGCAAGGTTGCTCCTTGCGTATGGAATCTAAAGTATCCTGCCCCGCATTCGATCACCATTGTTTGGGTGGTTGAATAAGTGAACGGGATCACGCGGGTTTTTTTGGCGGAGGTTTTTACCCCACGCACAAAAGCAAAGCCTGGGCGATTTTGCACAGGGCCTTGGGGCTTCACAATGAAGTTGCGACAAGTAGCGAGGCCAGACTGATACTTAGCGTCGTCGATCCGCCCGAACATTTCGGGGCTGATCTCGCCGCCTGTGAAAGACTTTTGCAGGGTCTTTAGGTTAGCCATGCGCTATCTCCCGCTGATCCACGCGACTTTCTGCGCGGGGTTGATTCGACGCTGTGACGCATCGGATTCGGCGGCTTGTTCCAGGGAGTATTTCACCATCGCCAGGCATCGTTTGGACTCGGCCGCGCCGGCATCGCCTTTGATCAAGGGGCCGGCTAACATCGAGGCCAGATACCAGGCCAAGGTGGTGACAAATAAGGGCGAAAAGTTTCCGGTGTCTGACACCTGGGCGGTATATCGCAAGGCCGCGTTTTCTAAATCGGTCAGAATGACAGGGACGCCGGTTTCGTTGATCTCACACGAAAACGCTTGTGGAACATAGGAACCGCCCGCGGTTACCGCGACGTTCTCTAAGGTCTGACTGTAATCGTCGGTCGCCGTAGGATCGATGACGGCAATAAGGTTAACCGCGTCATTTGGCTGGGCGTAGGCATACGTCCATTCCCCCCATGCTTCGGAAAGCAAAGCGAGTTGCACTCGTTTGGTCGCAAAACCCCACGAGTGCATCTCTAACAATCCATCGCGCGCGATTGGATAAAACCGCGAACAATGTTCTGCTTGCGCTGATCCCTCTGGTGGATCAATGCTGGCCACCGTTGCGGTATCGCCTAAGTGAGCCAAGGCCAAGTTGCAAATATCTACTTCGGTTGCCATTCATTATCCCCAAAAAAGACGGGGGCATAAAGCCCCCGCAAAGTCAGCCATACACAGGATTAAACCAAGCTGTCAGCGGCGTCAGCTTTCGCTTTCTTCGCTGGCTTTTCTTCCACGATCAATTCCAGATTGCTGGATGCTTCACCGTCGTACTCGACGACGGCGCCCTCTTCAACAATCGCGTTATTGATAAACGATCTTTCCAAAACTTTGTATTGAGCCATGATCTACCCCTTAAAGAACTGTAAAACCAGAAGGGTAGAACGCCCCGCCACCTTGTGCGCCGATACCAAAATCAGCCACGAAAGCGCCCGCGGTAGACGTACCGACGATCACATAGCGAATGCCCAAATACCGTTGGCCTTTGCTGTTCAATACGCCTGACAATTTGATTGCCTGACGTGCGCCAACCGACCATTTCGCAATCGCCAACGCGCCGGTGGTAGCCAACACGTTAATGTTGGCGGTCAACGCCGCATCGTCGGCGGTAATCGCCTGCACCTCGACCGAAGTCGCGCCCGCTTGGGCAACAGTAGCCTGCACCCTTGCGAATACGTCCAAACCTTCGCCCAAATCTCGGTTTTGCAAAAGGTCAACCGTGTTGGTTGACAGCACGTTACCGGAGCCGTTAACTGTTTGGCCGGTGATGACGTTAGCTGCCGACACCGAACCAGAAACAAGTAAGCCGTTATCTACATACATTATGAATCTCCTATTAAACGACGCGCGATTCGGTGTTCAAAATCTGATCCACGCGGCGCAATGGGACACCTTCAAACTGAGTCCATGATTGCGGTGTGCCGAACTGGTTCAAACCTTGTTGAACGTCGATCGCGTTTTGTGATTTGTTCAACGCCTGGATTCTCAACATTGAGTACACGGTTCTGTTCATATAGAACGCGGCGCGGCCCATTCCGAAGTTAGGGATACGATCCAATGCGCGGCTCATCAATTTCACCAAGTCAGCGGCAGAAGATTCGGCCACCAAGTTAGCGGTGTTGATGTTTGCAATACGCACCACATAACGCCAGTCTTTAACCACCAAGCCGTTTTTCCACTGATAGTGGGTTTGGTACGCTTGATAAGGGTTGTTGTTGCCGTCGTACACGGTCAAGATGCCTTGATCTTCGTGGGTCAAACCGGCTCTTGAACCTTTCGGGAAGGTACAGAAAACAGTGTTGTCGCCCCAAACCACCAAGTAAATTGATGTGTTGTTCGATGCTGTACCGCCTGCGTCGATGATGCTACTCGCGTTACCCGCGCCTGAAATCGCACCGTAACGTGACGCCAAACCCAAATACTGACGAGGGTCTGTTGCAGGGTTGCCGTACAACAAAGTGCTGGCTTGCGCCTGGTTCATCGCTTCCAGGAACGCGGTGTCTTCAGACAAGCGGAACTGCGCGGTGTTGCCGTTTAGGTCAGCCAGGTCTTTATCGATACGCGCGTAAGATTCCAGCATACCTACCGCCTCATCCACTTGTACAGTGGTTGATTTGCTGGTTGGAATACCTTGGTTGATCGAACGCCAGTAGGCAGTCGGCAAACCAGTACGGATCACCACGCGGTGACCGGTTGGCAAGTTGCCTTCTTGGAATACGGCGTCTTCCAGGATTTCATTAGATTGTGACAATAGTTCCGCGACTACAGGAACCTTGCCATCTGGATCAAGACGTTTTGCCCAATCTGCCAGGGTCAAAGCGCCGGATGCTAAAGTTGCCACTGGCTACTCCTTACTTTTGGTTTGAATACAATTTATCAGCGAGGGACTTATCGCTGCCGGACGGGCCTTTGCCGCCGACGAACTTGTCTTCGCTTATCTGTTTACCTGCGCGGTACATAAACCGAATCACTTCGGGGTTATTACCTAGCCCAGACTCGTTAAGCAGGGTTTTCAACTCTGGCGTGCCGAAGGCATCAAGTGCCTTTTTCGCGGTGGCCAGGTTTTCCGATAACTTCTCGCCGCCGAACTCTTTGTCTGTGCGAGCTGTTTCCGACCAGCCATCAACAACCGCTTTGATCTGCTCTTGTTGTCGCGCGGCCATGACCGGGGCGACTTTATCAAGCAGTTTTTGGGCGTCGTCATTCGACAAATTCAATTCCTTAGCGACTTCCGAGTACGCCTCGATCACTTGCTCATCAAACTGCAAGCCCTCTTGTGCCTTAAACTCGTACTGCTCAGGGGCGCCTGACTTGTCGTCGGCTTTACCTTGGTCGCCTTTATCACCTTCGTTGGTGGTATCGGTTTTGTCCGTGTCGGTTGATTGCGTCTGCGTTTGCTGATCCGCTGCGGCCGTTGTGTCGGTCGTGGTGGTGTCAGCGATTTGCTGTGTGTCTGCGCTTGTATCTGTATTGTCAGCGCCGGTAATCAGCGTTTCACTCATTCTCTTTGCTCCTTAAGCATTTCTGCGTGTCGATCCAGGCAGTGTTCGGTAATCTGTGCCAATAGTCTTAACCCCTCGTTGCGCGTACCCTCTGCGAAGGCCATCGACAATGCGTTGGTGTTAAAAGAAAGGCGCCAAACCCCTGCGCGTTCCAGCAGTCGGAAGACAAAACGTCGTCCGCGCTTGTTACTCATTAGCCACTTAAGATCACTGATTTCTAGTTCGGATTCAAAACGCGCTTTATCCGCGTAAGCGGCCTGCGCGTCTTCTAACGTAAAAGGGTCAATATCTCGTGTCATGGCTTCAATCTAATTTGTAATGGGTGCGGTAAGTGCATCAGTCGCCATACAACATGGTGGCCTGAGTGTTCGCGCTCTCCGCGGCGCCCAGTTCCAGATCAGTGATCTGCAAGCACATATAGACATCAGGGCCGGCGTCGTCCCCGTCCATTTCGACGGTTTGGTGCACCTCGGTGACGATGGTCGCGGCCTTGATCATAACTTTGCTACCGGGTGTCGGCGGCGTGGTGATGCCAAGCGCTTCGCATTGATCTTCGTTTAACCGAAGCTCAAGCCCATAACCGTATGGGTTTGGCGTGATCGCCTCATTTGCGCCGTCTTCGCTAGTCTTCATGTTGATTAAGGCCATGTTAGTTCACCACTACCCAATCGAACGGGGTTGTGGCCGTCGCGGCGGCGTTACCTGTTACGGTGAAAGACCCTGCCGCTGGGGTTACGCGGATACTGGTTAGCGTCGCATCGTTACCGCCAAGGGAAACCAAGATGGTCGAAGCGGCAGTGACCAGTGAACTGGTAATCACCACGCTGGACGCCGCCGCCGCAAACGCCGCACGACCGCGCGGGTTATTGTTAGAGGCGCTACCTGGCGTGCCAGAAGAGTCGGAGTAGGTTGCTGCCAGGTTGGTCGTCTTCACCGCGGCGGGTGCTGCCTGGCCGATCGATGTTCCGTTCACCGAGCCGCCCGTAACTGCTACAGACGTGGGGTTGTAAATTGTGGATTGTCCCGCAGGCAGCAAGTACTCTTTGCCGTCCGCGCCCAGAAACCCAACCAAAGCGCCGGTCGAGCGGTTATGTAAACCGGCGACGGTTTGAATGTTGTAATCTGACATTTTATCTATCCCCTAGTAGCAAGCGTAAATGGTGTTGGCGGGCATCGTCGTGCCCGTAGCCAGCACCTTCTTAGCCATGATGTACTGGACGCCGAACCAGCTTGAGGTGATCGCCAGCGTAACAGTGGTATCGCCTGGGGTGATAAACGTAATGTTGCCAGTGCCGTTGAAAATGACCGCGCGGCAAACCCCATTTGGCAGATCAGCGGCGTCACTGGGTGTCACCACTTTGATGTCCCGGATCGGCGTGTACCAGTTGAGGTCTTGAATAAACGGGGTTGGGGTTGTTTGCATCGCCAAACCTCCTTAGACGTTGCCCATTGTCGCGCCGGCGTACAGTGCATAGATGCCGGTTGCAGTAGTGCCGGTCGCCAGAACACGTTTAACCTGGCACAGATACGGCTCATTAGTGTCGGACAGGGTTAGTACCGCGGTACTACCACCATCAAGCTGAACCGCTACTGCACCAGCGCCTGTGACGGCGATGCCGATCGCTGGGCCACTGACCAGGTCTGCGGAGTCAGACGGGGTGATTGCTTCGCCCTGAAAATCGGTGTGGAAGATTTGCCTTTTGGTTTGGGGGTTCCACTGAAATAACATTTTTGCCATTGGTATATCTCCTTATGTGTATCCAGAAAATTGTCGTGTGACATCGGTCAATACGCTTTGTTGATCGGTCTTGGCTGATGCGAGTTTCTGCGCGGTATCGGCGCCTTGGTTCATCATGGCGGACTGCGCCATTTTTTGTTGGGCGTCTGCACGTTGTGCGCGGATCGCTTCGACTTTGTCCTGCGCTAACAGAATGCGCGGGTCGGTGCCTAAGCCGTCTGCGTAGATGTCCACCAGGCTGTCGGCGTCGATCTTGTCCAGTGCTTCGGGTTTGTACTGTGCCACGGCGCCCACAGTGCCTAGCAATCGATCGATCGAGTTGGTGCCCACCGCGCGTTGCGCCTGCGCCAGCATCGAAATCAGCTCAACGTTGATGTCATGGCCCTGCATTTCCTCGGGCGGCGGCGGCATTAAGCCGGCCTCCATGATGTAATCGAAGGTCATTTCGATCAGCGGGTCGAGTAGTTCATTTTGCAAACGCTCTAGCACGGGGCCGAGCATCAGCATCTTTTCTTCATGGCGTTCGGCCACCTCGGTCGCGGTCATCCGCGCGTCGCTTTGGTTGGCCAGCATCAGGAACAAATCGGCGTAGAAACTGCCTTCGATACGTTGGCGAACGTCCTGGATGTCCTGCAATAAGTGCGACAAGTCAAGGTTGACCTCGAAAGCGGTCTTGACACCTTGCGATCCGCCGGCCAAATCGACATAAGTCACGCCGCCCGGTAAACGCTCAACGTCACGATTTTTCATGGACGTTGGCACCTGTAACGGTGGGTTGGTCTTATAGTCGATGCCTTGGGCTTTGCGTAGCTGCTCGTGCTGTAACTGTTTGATGTCGCCTAGCGCTTCCATCCCTGGGCTATTGCCGTATATGTCACCGCCAGCGACCGCCCAACGGGGGGCCAAACCAGGAAAACGCTTAAAGCCAGACTCGCGCAGGTAATGATCTGGTGCCGATCCCACCTCAAAGTAGACCGATCGCCAAGGCATATTCATGTCGTCTTTCTTGGTGATGTCCCGATCCGCGCGTGGTTCGATGGCGTGAATGATCGTGATCCACTGATCCAGTGATCCGCGCTCAAACATCGAACGCGTTGAGGGTTGCACGTTCTCGATGCCAAATTCCTTCACCACCTCGGCCACGGTTTTTTGAAACTCGCGGTATAGGGTCGTGACTTCCCCCTTCCAGTTAGTCGCAATGGCGTACTCGCCAATGGTCAACGGGTACAGGTGAATCACGTTGTCGAAATCGGGCATCACGATACAAGCCGCCGTGCCGAACGTCCCCAATTCTTCGTACATCTGGTGCAAGGTGCGGTAGGTATTCGAGCGCTGATAGATCGCCAGCATCAAGTTGGTGACATCATTCAGCCAGGCTTTAACCGGCTGGTATTGCATGAGGTCAGGATCAGCGGTGGACAACCGAAACCACGGGCGAGCCGGGCTAGTTAAACCCGACATCATGCCCGCGGCCAGCACCCGAAGACTACGCGTGCCGGTGTTGTCATAAATGCTGTTATTGCGGCGCCCGCCCTTGTTGCGATCCTGGACGAAATAGCGCCCAGATCGGGGCAAAAGGTAATCGGACAGCTCTTTCCAATGCGCCCACCATGACGCGCGTTCAGACTTGAGTTGTCCCCAGCGGCTTTGTAACTTATCGCGACGTGGTGTGCCTTGCATCTTAAGAACCTAATAGCGTTGATTTGCCCAAGGCCAAAGTCGTAGGATCAATCCCTTGAGGGCCAGTCAGCATCGTGCCTGATGCACCTTGCTTACCGGATTGTTGCGCGGCCGACAAAATGGCCATCGTGTCGGGCTTCTTTTGATTCGCCCGGTTAAATTCCTGGTCTGCTTGCGCCGCGGTGCGATCCGCGTTGGCTTGGGCTTGTTGCATGGATTTTTTGGCGGCGTCTGCTTGGTCTGCGCCTTGAATGGCTGACATGGCAGTACCCGCTACTGCGGCCGCTACTGCTATTGCTGCTCCAGACATGGTTTTGCTCCTGTATCCAGTTGATTGTTTGGTCGACGGGTCGTGAGTTGCTCGACCTCGTCGGTGAATTCTCGCTCGGCCTCTTCGATCGTGCTGGCGCTAGTGGCAAACAACATAGTGAAATGCGTGTCTTCAAGGGCCAATGCCGCTTGCTTTCTGCCAGGTGCGCCTGCAATCACGCGATACCCTTGCACCACAATCGTGTCGTCACCGATAAACACCTTGGCGTGACCGCTAACGATCACGGTGGTGGGTATCTTGATTAACACGCCCATGACCATGATCCCGGCCGGTACGAAGGCAGTGCGGGCGTAAACCCCGTCGTGCAAACAGTGCGTGATCTCAATGTCCACCTGCGGCAAGGCTTCCATTGCGCGGTGTAGTGCGTGCGCTTTGTCGATGGCTTCGCGACTCATCGTTGGCAATCCCGTAGAATCAAGCACACGCAAGTCCATCAGATCGCCTTGAAGTAAAGTCGGTTGGTTTCTTTAAAGCCCAGGATCGGTGCGGCTTTAGCTAAACGGCTTTCAGCCGGTGCGCCGATCATCAACCCCACAGCGCCTTGCGCTTTGGCCAACGCTTTCATGGCTTCCACCATGCGTGCGCCTGTGCCGTAGGTGCGGTGTGAATGAGCGACAAAAAACACCATCGTCAAACCGACGATTGCGGCGTATTGCGGTGCGTAGTTCATATTGCACGCCATAAAGCCGACCAACTGCCCTTGGCTAAATGCCCCAACGACTTTAAGCGAGCCATTCGCTTCGAGCGCGTGGTACATCGCAACGTCGGGTTCCGGTGTCGGCATATCATCCAACGCGGATTCAGCGGCGTAGGCGTGGATCAGGGCTTCGTAAGTGGAAGCCCCGACAACGTCAATCACAGTACAAGGTCTAATTTCAATATCGCGCATGGTGGCAAAGCCTAAGCCCACCACCAGGCGGTAAGTGCATCGGTGTTATGCGTAAGGGTTGTAGTCGAGGACGTTGCGGCGGGGGTTGTTCTGTGCGAACGGCAGGAAGGCGCGCTTGGGTGTATCGATCAATGCCAGACAATACGCGCTTCCATAATCCGGCGAGCGGCCGATCTTGGCCATGATCTCGTCCCGACTGGCCACGCTGACCAGCGAGCCGGCCAGTGTCCAGGTCGGGGCACACAGATCAGCCAGGATACGCGGATCAGGAGGCAAGGCAATGCCCGTGTTGTTAGTGGGATCAAGCGCTTCACGCATTCGCCACCATAGTTCTGAGCGCAAATTCTTAAAGCGCAAGCGGCCAGACTTATCAAGGCCGGTGGCGGCTTCGGATACGTTGACGCCGATCACCTGTTGGTTGGCCTCTTTCAAGAAATCGTAAGGCGAGGCACCGACACCGATCACGTCGATGTGAATCGGCGCTTGGTCACGCACGGCCGCGATCGATAAGCCCGCAACCGTCGGGCCATCAGGTGTCGCCGATCCAGGGTAGACCAGCGGCTCGTCAAACCACATATCGTGCCGACGCGCGATGATGGTCTGATCTCGCCCACCTCGCGCCACGTCGACGCCGAGGCTGTGCATTTCCGGTATTTTGTCGGGTTTCTTCCAACGGTTTTGTGCCGCTTCAACCCAAGCGGTGGGTATAACTTGCCACGGATCATCTTCAATGCCTGCCATAAAGTCCCCATAAAGCATCTGCGAGCGTAGCGGTTCAGGAAGTGCCTGCAATGTCGCCATGTACCCAGTGTTCATCAGATACGGGTTATCTGAAATGCGCGAAGGGATAAACGTCCGCGACATCGGTTTAATTGTGTCTGTGCCGTGTTCAAACGGCGTGCCATCGGTGCATTCGATCTCTTTACCATCCACCATTGCGAACCAGCGTAGTTCGCCAGGTTGCGCTGGCCTTGGATGCTTAGGATCAAGCCAAGGTGCAAAGAACGGAATGATCCAGCGACCTTCTACAGACGTGGGCGGGTTGAATGTAAGCAACGCCTGGCATTTCTGATTGGGATCGACCGAACGCAACCAACCCAACAGTGCGCGTACTTGCGACTCCAAGAAGTTTGCCGCCTCGTCGAAGATCAAGAGGTCGTGCGGTCGGCCCTGGTACTTGTTCCAGTCATCGACGTTGGGCGTTGATCCGAATTCAATTTGCTTATTAGGCAATCGCCAGATACGTTCTGCGCCGTTAAAACCGTCGCGGCCACCCAGTAGCTCAGTAAACCGGTCAATGATGCCTGTGAGCTGCGTGGCTTCGCGCCGTAGGATCAAGGTCTTTTGATGGGATCGCAAGGTCTTACCGCACGCCAGGTCAGTCTTGCCACCGCCAGCCGCGCCGCCATAGCCGATGATGTCGGCATCTGAATCAAACGCCACCAACTGCGGGCCTGGTAACGGTGACCAGACCGGCATCCCCGCAAGTAGCGCGTCTAGCTCTCGCTGTTCATCGGCAGATAGATAGTTGAAAAGGACGGTATCAAACAAGGTCGCTGACATCTGTATCACGTCTTGATTGTGCCAAGGCCAACAGGGCCGCCACTTTGGCCGCGCGATCCGTTTCGCTAATCTCCACAGGCCCGCCATCGGCGCCGGTCACCTCGGTCGTGACCTTGTCGCCGTATTTCTTGGGCAACATCTTCGACAATAGCCACTTGCGTGAATCGATCTGTAATCGCTGTTTGTTGACTGCACCCGAATCGGTGGCGCCGTTATCTAAACTCCCTACCGGCGCGTCGGCGATTTCAACAATATCCTCGGCTAGTCGTTCATAGCCGATGGCCCGCGCGCGAGCGTAGTGCGTAGAGAAACCGTCACGGTTATCCATATCCCATTGGCGAACCGCCGCCTCACTCGGCAAATGGCCGTCCGCGCAAATAGCGCGCAACGACTCGCCCTGCGCCAGACGTTCGCAAATCTCTTCCGCAATTTCTTTTGAATATCTCACCATGTTTTTATTCTCCACCTGGCTATTCGCCTTATGTGCAACGCTTAAAACGGATCGCTGTTTGCCCTCGGCGTTCATACCGGCAAATCCGCCCCACCGTAACCTTGCTAATTTCAAACTTTGCGGCGATCAATGAATACCGCATTCCGTCTTCCGCTAATTCGCGAATCAACTCAACATCGTGATCCGATAATTTAGACCGCTGATGGCCTTCTCCAACCCGAATCCCGCGCTCATTCACCCCAACCAAACGACGCCCCATTTTTCACCTCGCAACGAACGCGTAAAAAATTGCTGTAACCATGTCACTATCTGTACCCACTTGGTTTCCTTCCCTTTCCCCCAGCCTACATATATAGTCATTTACCCACATACACTTCATTTATAGGTAGTTACAGTAGTGACGTAGGTACAGGCCGCGCCATCCGTGGCTTTAACTGTACCTACCTCGCCGTTCCCATCTAGTGTCAAATGGGTACAGGGTAGTACACCCACACAGGTTTGCTGCCCCCAATCCGCTTTTGCTTGCGAATTAAGCCCAGTTTTTGCAAAACTTTACCAATCTGCATTTCATCCGCACGGGTGACCTTTGCCGCATCAATCCGCAAACATTCAACCGCCACGTCGTGAGTGCGTAAAAATTCGCGCATTCGTGGTGTATCCCCCGTGAGATGTTCGACCTCGTCTAGCCACTGCGTGATCGGCTCTTCCCATCGTTCTGGCATCGTGAACTCTTCGTGTCGTTCTACCGCCAATCGCTCGGCGTCTTGGTACATCACCCCCAATAGGTCAAACCACCACTTACCCTCTGCCCACAATTGATCGCGATCGCGTCTGATTGCATCGATGTCAGCCTGACCAACACGCAGGGGAAGCCAGCGGCGATTGCCGGTTTCATCCGACAGAAACTGATCCTTGTTGGTTGTTGCAATGAAGACAATACGACGGGCAAACTGGGTCGCGAACTCGCGGTATTTAGGCACCCAGTTCTCATGGGTGCGGGTAATGAAGGCTTTGATCGCTTCCTCTTCCCTGGTATGCAAGCCCCGCAATTCGCCGATTTCACCGATCAGACGCCCGCGCATTTTGCGTGCCAGGTCTTCGTCCTTCTCGTTGAAACTGATCTCGGTGAAGTAATCCATCGCAGGCAACATCGCCGCCACCGAACTGGATTTCTTGATGCCTTGGTCACCGATCAAAATCGGCACCATATCGGCTTTGATACCCGGCACCGTCACACGGCCGGCTAAAGCAGACCATAGGTACATGGACACCGCCCGTGCGTAATCGGAATCCTCAGCGTCAAAGTAATTGGTTAAGTAGCCACCGATTCGTTGCACGCCGTCCCATTCCAAGCCGTTGATCCACTCAATCGCCGAATCAAAGGGATTGTCATCTGCCGTCAGCAGGACGCTGTCGCGGATCAGCTCGCGGCCAATCGGTTTGAAGCCGCCTTTTTCCAAGGTAATACGCAGACGCGAATAATCGGCGTCGGTAAACGCTCGCCATTGACCTGGCTTGTTGTGCGGGGTGAACATGATTTCGTCGCGGAACTGATCGTATCGAAGATCGATTCCGGTAATATCCGGCCTGGCCAAGGCCATCGTCACATTATTGATAGTTGCCTCGATCTTGCCTTTGCCGTCGCGTGCGAACCTGGGCAAAGGCTTCTCGTCGGGGTCTACCTGGATCACCTCAAACTCGTCCACCGTAGCAACGACATTCCCCGCCTTGGCCTTAGCTTTGATACAATGTTCACGCCACAGATAAAGTAATGCTCTATCGTGGTCTTGTCGGCGATGGTCCAGCGCAACCTCCATCGCGAAGTCATTCATAGCAAGCACGCTAAAAACCTCTTCGTCAGAGTAGCCCGCGGCGTACATGCTCACGCCCACGCCAAACAGAGTACCGGATCGGTCGCCGTCAAATTCGCCCGTTAGCAAAAATTGGCGCGGCCCTTCCGGGATTCTCAAATCCTCAAACTTTGGTAAATTTTCCTCGGCAATCAGATCAGGCATATTGAGATCGATAATCTCAGCCTTGCGCTTTTCCTTCGCGTACTGTTTTACCCAACGATCGAAAACCCCAGGGTGAACCTTAGCCAGGTCAGACGGTGATCCGTTTAGCACCTCACCCGTTACTGTTAAGAAGCGCGCTTCATGCCCTGCGTAGACTTCGATCCCCCGTTCGTGGTTTGTCCAATCCTGGTCGACTTCACTTAAGGCAAAAATGCGATAGCCTTTACCGCTTGGGCTGATCTCTGTGTAGCTGTTCACCAGGGCGATGATTTCCTGCGCCCAGGTTTCGCCCAGACAGTTATCCAGATCGATAGCCACCAGGCCCTTGATGCCGGTCATACAGAAACCCAGGCCGGCCGACTTGGCACCGTCAAAAGCGGACATCGCCTGGTCGAACGTCACCCATTTATCAGGTTTGGCCGTACTGACGCCGTAATCAAGATTGCTGGCAAGCTGGGGGATTTTGTCCCACTTGCCGCGTTTGATGTTCCACGACGCTCGCCAAGGTGACCAACGGGGGATTGCTTTTAAAGCTGGGGGGAAATTGTCTGGGTAGAAATGAAAAGATTGTTCAACTGCCATCATCCTTTATCTCCGCACCAATCGAAAATCTCACAATTCGCGCAACCGCGTTCGATCTGTGTGTCGGCTTTGGCACTGAAAATACCGTAGCAATCAGGCTTTGCACCTTTGCAGATTCGATGCACCTCATAGCGCACGGAATCGCCGTTGCCGCTGTCGATCGCGCCGGCGATCGTGTCTAATACTTCTATTAGTCTGACGGTTTCTTTCATAGCACCCCCTCAGCGTCTAATAGATCAAGCACCCGTGGATTCACTAGCGTCGTCCGCGGAACGCCGAACTGGGATTCTATTTGTATGACGTGACGCACGGGAACGTAACCGCGCCGACGCCATCGACTGACGGCTTGTTGGGTAACGCCAATGGCTTCGGCCAATAGCGCTTGTTTACCGGCCGCTTGAATCGCGGCCTCTATACCTGATTGCATGGATACTCCTCGCAGTTTTTATCGTAAATGTATAAAGCGAGGGGGATTGTACAAAATAAGGTTGTATGGATACAAGAACACTTATACAACAACTTGTTGTATAATTGCGACTTGAAAGGGAGAATGCTATATGGATATAGGCACCATACTTAAACGGCTTAGACGCACCCAGCAGTGGGAACAGGCGGATTTAGCCAGAGAACTCGGCACCACGCAGCAATCAGTCAGCAAGTGGGAAGCCGGCACCCTGCCCCGTGCAGGGGCGCTAAAAAAGATAAACGCGTTGCTTCGGGCAAGAGGTATGGACGCGATCACCATTACCACCGTGGTGGGGTCGCCCGATGCGCCCCCAAGGGCAACCACCGCGCCGTTACTATTGATTGTGAACACGCAAAACGATTGCCACAAACTCGTTCAACTCGCGCAAGAGAAAGGCTTGTCGGTGTTTATCACGTCGAAAATTGACGAAGCAGCACGGTTTATTGAAAAAGCCTAATCCATGAAACCCGCGCCGTGTCTGGTGTGGGTTTTATTTTGTCTTCTTTCACAACTTTTTGTTGTAAGTTTTGCTTGACACAACTTCTAGGTTGTATAAAATGTCTCACAACGAAGCAAGCGCTTCGGGACGAACACCTTGTGTGAACGTGAAATCTCCACTCAGCCGGGCTTTGGCCCGGTCTTTTTGGGGAACTAATAACAATAAAACCGGAGATAACCCATGAACTCACTTGACCAACTAAGACGCAACCAAGCCGCCGAACGATACTTGCGTGAAAAACGCATCGAGGCTTTCGAGCAAGCCGACCGCCGCCGCCGCCGGATTAAAAACCGCGTCGTATTGGGCGCCTTGATCGGCGCGGCGATTTTTTCAGGCAGCAAGGCGTTTGCGGGGGAAACACATTGCTTGGCGCGGATCATCTACGCCGAAACCGCAGGGCATAGCGTGGAACATGCGGTCGCTATTGGCCAGGCCGCCATCACCAAGGCGGAAGACGACGACACCAACCTTTGCCAGCTCCGCGGCGTAAAGCGCAAACAACCGCCGATGTCGATGGTTGAGTATTACAAAGTTTTGGCGAAACAGCTTTTAGACAAACCAAAAACAACGGTCAGCCGAGGCGCTGATCACTGGAACGCGGGCGACAAACCGCAATTTAAAGGCGAAGTTAAACGCCAATTTGAAAACCAAGTTTTATACACCTTAGCAATCAAAGGAGAAAAATAATGTCACTCGAATTAGCCATCCAAGAAAATACAGCCGCGATCAATAGCCTGATCGCGATCCTTTCCTCCCAACCGTCCGTAACGGACGTCCAGCAGGCCCAGGCACCGGTGGCCGAAAATAACAGTGCCAGCAACACGCCCGAAGGTGCCTCCATACCAAAGGCCGACGTTGCCGCCGAGAAATCCGCCAAAAGTAGCGCAACGGTTGAAGATGAGCAACCAGCTACCGAGGCGGTTGGCGTTACCTACGACGACACGGCGAAGGTCGTACAGGCTTTGGCAGTAAGAAAAGGACGTGAGGTAGCTGTGAAGGTGCTAGACCAGTTCGGCGCTAAAACATTGAAAGATGTTAAGCCCTCCGATTTTGCCGCCGTGATCGCGGCTTGTGAGGCTGCGTAATGGCTTTAGTAAAACTGTGCATTGAAGATTTTGAGAACGAAGAAGGCACCGGCGTTCGCGCGTATATCGAAATGGAAGAAGGGCGCGAGCAAGTCTCGGCACAAAGCGAAAAGATCGCAATGTGCATAGGCGAGATGTTGCCGATCATCAATCAATTTTTGAACCGAGAACGCGCCTTCACCTTAGTGGAAGCTGGCGCGGTGCCCGAAGACGCTATCCAGGGGGAGTGATGGCAAAGGTAACAATCACTATTGAAGACGAAGAAGATAGTTTGGATATTGAAATCAACTTCCTCGGAACGACTGAAAATACTCCCGCAGTTCTTTTTGCAAAAGTGCTTTACAGGATGTCGAGAAACGACGCATTGGTGGAAATGACCCGCGTTACGTCGAATTCGATCAACGGAATACCGTACAAGGCAGGTGAATAATGGCACACGCTGAATTTTCACCCTCGGGCGCGCACCGCTGGATACCTTGCCCAGGCTCGGTATTCCTATCGCGCGGGATTCCAGATAAAGGCAGTAAGTATGCGGACGAAGGATCGGCCGCCCACTTCCTAGCCAGTACCGCACTAACCGGCGGCAACGACGCCATCGATTACTTGGGTCGTGGAATTTGCGTATGGGAAAAAGGCGAGTTTTGGATGACAGACGACCCTAACCAGTGTGTGCCGAAAGAAGCCAATTATTTCACGGTAGACCGTGAAATGGCCGACAACGTCCAGTCGTACATCGACCTGGTGCGAGGCGAGTCGTACGACCAAGTGTTGATCGAACAGAAATTCCCGATCGGCCATATCACTGGGGAGGACGATGCTAAAGGCACCGCCGACGCGGTACTGATCAAGGGATCGAAACTGACCGTGATCGATTTGAAGTACGGCATGGGCGTGAAGGTTGATGCCTTTGAAAGTTATCAGCTTGGAATGTATGCCGCTGGTGCGATCGAAGACCTGGCCCTGATCTATGCGTTTGACGAGATCGAGCTGGTGATCTGCCAACCGCGGATCGGTCACGTTGGCCGCTG